TAAGCAGGTGGGAACCTATACGGACAATGTCAACAAAACCCTTGGTCTTGGATACGATGCTCGAGACGTAATCAGCAAGCGCAGAGATGATACCCATAGGTATTTAATTGATGATCAATCTGGTCATCGGGATAAAGACCGCGAATTGATCGGCAAACAACAGAGGATTGACATGATTAGCCGACTTGGTGCCGGTGGATTGCTCCTCCTGGACATCCTGAAGAACTGATTATGTCTTACGCAAATTCTCAAAACGTAGGCGCCAACATGTTCTCGAAGGGACTCGAGAGCGCCACCAATTATCTCAATAAATACGGCAAAGACAACGAAGAGGTCACTGGCCTGATCCACGGAGGATTCGTGGATGCGGCTCTCACCCAGATGAAGGGTGGGCTTTCGTTGAATTACAACCAGGCGATGAGCTCGCACCTTGCCAAGCTCAACGAGGGCATGGAGAACCTCAAGACTGGTAATCAGTTGAAGCTGATGGGTACTGAGGGTCGCATTGCTCGTCAGTTGATTGGCAAGCAAGGCACTGAGCAGCGGCGCGGCATCCGAGTGACTGGTGAGCAGCAGCGTCTGGGTATTCGTGAGACTGGCTACCAGGATCGAATGGGCGTCCGTGAGCGGACCCAGGCACAGAAAAACCTGCGGGCTGACGCTCGCGGCGCAATCCGACGTTCCGGTGCCCGATTCTTCGGTTAATGGTTGAAAGCAAAACTGAACAGGTCGCGACCTTCCTGGCTGCTCTAGATAACGGGCACCGGGAAGGCTTCATGACCTACGCCGAGCTGACCTACTCGATCTACGAGATTTGGTTGTATGCCTCGGTGCTTGGCTATCAGGGCAGCTTTACGGCTCTCGCTGAGTGGGTTGGCAAGCACTATCCGAAGTTGAACAAGCGTCAGCTAATGCTTGCTGAGATCGTGAAGCTCGAGGCTGATATCGACTTCCTGCGGCAACAGGTGCACGCTGACCTCGTGAAGCCCGATGCTGCTGCGACGAGGATTGCTCACTTGTCGAAGGAGCTTCGTGGTCATGTCGTGGAAGTCGACCGCATGACCAAGAACTTCGATCGCCGTGGCTTGATCCTGTCCGGTGCCGACAAGGTGATGCGTGAGCTGCGTGCAATCTTCAAAGGCAATGACGATGTGACTGAAGCATTGGACCTGGCTTATGAGAGCGTCTGGGCTGCATTAACTGACGAGAAATAGTCAAAAAATTTCTGATACTTAAAAACGTCAGAAGTCAAGGGGAGCCTGCTTTTCTCACTACAGTGGGAATATGTCAAACGCCTCGATTGCGCTCGCTCGTCGTAGAAGTGCGCAGCTTGCCGCTAAGTCAATTCAAAAACAACCTGAGGTCGAGGTAACTCCTCCTCACGTATTGAAAGCAAGAGACAACTTCGCCTACTTCTGCGAGCTGATGGGTAAAGCCCCAGCTCGGCACATGAAGGATTGGCACCATGCGTTCCTGACTGGGCAGAGCAATGAGCACCTGCTCGATATTGCAGGACCCAATACTTGCCTGCTGAGTCCACGGGGTTCGGCCAAGTCGACAGTGATTGGCATGTTGGTTGCCTGGCTGATCGGTAGGCATGCCCTCGCCAAGAAACTACTGAGGACGCTGTATGTCTCGTACAACGTCGACGTGGCACGCAATAAGAGTGCTGCGATCAAGAACCTAATAAGCAACAAGGAATATCAGGAAATTTTTCCGACAGTTCGTTTATCGAAGGCCCGCACGAGCGATGAGCTCTGGTCCATCGACTTCGACTTTGCGGAGATCGACGTAAGGGGTGAAGACGCCTTCACGGTGGCCTGTGCAGGCTTGAAGGGCACCATCACCTCCAAGCGGAGTTCGCTGATCATCGTTGATGACGCGATCAAGAGCGCTGCTGCAATTGCCAACCCGGACATCCGCCGGGAGATGGAGACGAACTGGAACAACGTCATCGTGCCCACCATGTTCCAGGGGGCTCGAGCCATTGCCCTTGGAACCCGATTTCATTTCGATGACCTGTTCACCACGACCTTCTGCGAGAAGAAGGGGTGGAAGGTCATTACGCAGCAGGCCCTGAGCTACAGCGATGAGGGGGTACCCAAGAGCTACTGGCCTTCAATGTGGTCAGTCAAATACCTACTGAAGCTGCAGAACGAAGACCGTGCCGCGTTCTCGTATCAGTACCTGAATCAGCCCGTGCGAACGACGGAGCTAGGAATCTCTCCTGACTTGTTTGTCAAAGGGGAGGTGCCTGATAGCTACGACATGATCGGCGTCGGCATCGACTTGTCTGCTGGCATGAGCGAGCGGAACGACTGGACGGTGTTCACGCTTGCTGGCCGTGTGGGCGACAAGGTCTACATCATTGACTACAGGCGCATGCGCTCGATGGGCAACATCGAGAAGGTCGAGGCCTTGTGCGAGCTGCTTCACGAATGGAACTTGCTCGCTGTAAATGATGAGGGTCAATACTTCATGACCGAATCACCCGTCGTGATCTGGCCAGAAGTTGTGGCGTATCAGAAGAGCTTCGAAGGTGATCTAAAACGAGTTCTGTTCAATGAGTGGCAGCTCTACAATCTAAGTATCAGTCCAGTTAAAGGTTTTCGCGGAGACAAGCTCGCTCGGCTTCGTGGAATTATCGGATTGTTTCAAGGCAAAAAGATCATCTTCAACAAGTACCGCGACTTCCGTTGCATGATTGATGAAGTGGTCAATTTCGGTCATTCACCTCACGATGATTGTGCCGATTCACTGAATATTGTTGTTCAGGGATTGATGCGCCGTGGGGGCGCACAAATTTCATGGGATTAACATAAACGTATGACACAGCCCAATACTGAGCGCTTCCGTCGCATCCTCGAAGCAGCGCGAAAGCGTGACGGCTCGAGCGGGACTGACACGATGATCGTGAACAGTCACCTGGCTCAAATGCGGCTGTTCATGCTGCGCCAGGGACTGGAGTTTTATCCAGCTCAAGATACGTTTGGATTCCGCAAACAGTTCATCTCCCAGTTAGTGGAAGAGAACGAAATTGATATGCGGATGGAAGGCATCATTGATGACTTTCTGATTGACGGCAAGGGTCTGTTCTATTTCCGACCGGTGAACGACACCTACCGGTTGATGTGGTTCAGCAAAGAGAACTACAGGGCTTACTACGACGCCCAGGGCGAGCTCGAGGAAGTTGAGCTGATCTACACGTTCAACGTGCGTTCCGGTCTTGGCCCACTGGCAATGCCTGGGCATGATGAAGGAACCGGGCGCTACGTGAAGCTGTCCGTCAAGCGTGATCAGATCAAGGAGACGATCACGAGCGAGAAGCCGAGCTTTGACTCGAACGCCAGTGTTCTGAATTACCGCCCCGGCCAGACACGGACGCTGACCAACTCACTGGGATTTATCCCAGCGGTTGAGGCTTACAGCACGATGCGTTCCACAGGTATGGACGCAACGGGCGAGTTCGACTGGCTCGCGGACCACATCGTTGTCCATGACGACCTGGTCAAGAACATCCGGACCAACATCCATTTCTTCGGCAACCCGACATTGGTGTCTAGCCGGCCGAAGCATGACCTGATCGAGTCTGGAGACTCCGATGGCTTTAGGCCGACGATCAGCTCGCAAGCAGGTTTCCACTCACCGACTCGACCTTCCACACGGGTCTCGCAGCCCATGGGTGGCGGTGTTGGTAGCGGAGCAAAGATCCCGCGGATCATCGCCAATATCGAGCCAACCGATCGGGCCGTATTCCTGACGCCTGATGCTGTTTCTGGAGACCAGAACCTTTACCAACGTCAGTACCGCGAGGAGCTGCGTACTGCACTGGGCGGCGTGGATGAACTGGGCATCAGCTCGGGCGCCACGGCTTATGAAATCAAGTCTCTGTATGGCCGTGCAGCTACGACTGCATCACGTCGCTGCCGTGGCTTGCTGACCTACGGGTTGTGCAAGTTGTTCTCGATGATTATTTTCCATGAGGAAAACATCTTCCGGGACTCTTTTGCTGCGGCTATTGAGCTAGAGAAGCCAGCTCCGCCTCTTCAGGAACAGTTCCAGACAGAGCAAGAGTTCCAGGAGATGGTTCAACAGTTTGTTTTGGTTGAGCAGCAATACAAGCAAGCGCTTGATGCTGCAATCAGGGAAGCAGTACAAGTGGAGTCGCTGCCTCCCGGTGTTGTCGGTTTGATCCCTGACGGCAACAGAAAAGTTGAATGGCGGTGGAAAGGACCCGTGTTCGAAGATGGAACAGAAGATATACTGAACTCAAGCATTGTTGTTAGAAACCTCCAAGAGCTTGGAGTTAACTCCATCGAAGCTCTGAGGTATCTCTTCCCGGATAAAACCGATGAAGAGAGAAGCGCAATGTTAAGTGGCTATCCATTCCGAATGGCCCAAGCCACTCAACAAAGTATTGGCTCATTCCTGTCGCTCATTGAGAACATGCGGCAGGTTCCACATCCGCAAGCACCAGATCTACCTCTGCTTGCTGATCCAAAGCTCGACTTGACGCCATATGTCTACCGAGCACTCGATTTCTTGAAACGTGAATTGACCTATGCAGGACAGTATTCAGACGCAACAGGCGCCGGCGACCCAACAGCCCTCGATCCCATCGAGCGCGCCCGCGCCGACGCAGGCCTACCAATCAGCATCGGCCCCGACCGCCCAAGTTTCGAGCCCGACTCCTTCGGTGCAACAACCGGTGGACCAGGCTCCGCAGGCTTACCAGCCTCAGGCGGAACCCCAGGTCAACCCATGGCAGGAGGCATTCAACCGTCTCAGCGCCAGCCTGAGCGCTCAGCAGAGCTCCCCAACCCAGGCGCCCTCCTACGGGACGACCCAACAGGCTCCGGCAGCGGCTTATCCGCAGGCGCCCAGCCCCCAGTCACCGGTCAGCTACAGCAGCGCGCCTTCAACTTCGGGGATGCAGACCTATCTGCCCCAACAAACGCAGGCCTATTCCCAGGAGATTCAGGCACCGACGCAGAGCTACAGCAGCGTCGAGAGTCAACAAAGCAATCTCGCGAGCGACGAGTATCTCGCAAGCGTCAGCGCAGAAAGTCTTGAGGTACTGAACCACTTCGGCGCTGAGGCTCCTGCTCTTCTGAACAGGTACGCCTGCACCGTTGAGGATGCCCTTATCTCCCAGGCTGAGGCAACCGCTGCTCAGATCCAAAAGGTTGAAGAGCTTGTCTCCAATATGGAGGCAGCCAAAGGTGTCATCACCGCAGCTGCAGAAGACAATGCGGCTTATCACACGATGATGACCAACCCCGACTTGCTCTCTGAGTACGTCAATGACTTCTTTGGTCCTGAGGGTCCCTTTCCCGTAGAGACCGCAGAAGATCGCCTGGCTGCTGAAGTTGCTGCTAATGACACCCGTTTCCAGCCCCAGCAACAGCAAGCCGCTCCTCAGTTCGAGCGTCCTCAAATGGACATTCCGACCCCGGGTACTCAGGCTTCCGCTGGTTCTGATGACTTCTGGGCCAACTTCGCTGCTATCAGCGAAAAGAACCCTTCCGCTGCTTGGCAGATCTTGAGCCAGGCCGGTCCTGACGCTCTGCGCAGCAAGGTCCTCGTCTCCGAAGGCTGATCCATTCGTGGCCCCGTAACCCGGGGCCTTTTTCTATGAATATGCCCCCTATGAATCGCTCGGCGATGACGATGAATACCGTCGGAAACGATGGGTATCAAGTCAATCAATCCATGCAGCAAATGGCTGCCAGAGATCAGGCTATGGGTCAGGCACAAGGAGCTCAGATGGTCGCTCAAAATGATCGAGCCATGGATGAACTTCAGAACGCTGCTGCTCAGCAAAACTCTGCAGCGAATGATTTTGCCAATGCTCGTATTGCCGCGTTAAAAAACGCCACGACTGGCAATCAGGGTGCTGAGGCTTTGCAGCAGATGGATCCACAAATGTTGCAAGCCTTGGTTGAAAGCCTGTGAGGCTAAGAAATCATTAGTATTTGTGTATCGAATAACTCGATCTGATGCGCTTAGCTGGCGGTAAAGACGTCAAATCTGCGTTTTTAGGTCTCTTCGAAGAGGACACAAATACTGGTGATTTGGATAGGTTTATGGAATTGTTTGCGCTTTTGAGATCCAAAGGCATGGGCGACAAAGATGCAGAGCACTATGCGATGCAGATGCTCAGCGGGAAGGAACCAGAAGCGCAGCAGTCCATAAGGTTTGCAGGAGTTTATGGTGAGCAATCAGACGGCTCTCGACCTGGCGTGTGAGCTGATTGAAAGCTTCGAGGGTGAAGAGCATGAGGCGTACTTGGACCCGACCGGAGTTCCAACGATCTGCTCTGGAATCACGAGGTATCCGAGCGGAATCCCGGTACGACTTGGGGATGTCTGCACAGATGGCGTGTGCAAAGGGTACTTGCGGGAATGCCTAAAGACAGAGCATCTTCCTGAGCTTGAAATTTTGCCTGGCTGGGAAACACTTAGCGCAGCGAGACAGGCAGTGCTCATGAGTTTTGCTTGGAGCGTGGGAGCAAACTTCTACGATGAGTTGGGCTTTGAAGATGTCAGCAGAGTCCTGAAAGATGGCGCCATGGACCCCGGCATTTATCGGGACATGCGCAAGGCTCTAAATAAGCATGTCTGTGCTGGGAATCAAAAACTCCTTGGCCTTGTAAGGCGTCGTCGACATGAAGCTGATGTATGGGACATGGAGCACAACGACGCTATTGAATTCGTAGCAGCACAGGGCACCTTGCTGAAGAAGGCTGCAATTGAAAGCATTTATCTTTCAAATGATGGAAAGCAGGGCATGGATCACGGAGATGTGATCGAAGTTGCCCGCCTAGAGGAGATTCCGTGCAGCAGCCATGCATGGGTCACTCTCAGTGGCTCTGGAGAGCGATGGGCGATCTACTTGCCCCATTGGCTACCCAAGAGCGTCAACGAGTCTCTGAGAGCCGTAGAGAGCTCATCAGGAGTCGACTGGAATGACTTCAACTCATACGTCGGCATGTACATCACTGTCGGCGAAGTCCTTCAGTACGACTCACGCCGTAAGCCTCGCCCTGGGAGCAAAGAAGAAAGTGAGCTGATCAAGCTCTGCGCAGAGTTTGATCGAATCCGTATTGCCTGGGGAGACGGCATTGGCGTAGCAAGTGGCTACAGGCCAGAGCCAATCAATACGCAGGTGGGTGGAGTCAAAGGCTCACTGCACACCAAAGGGATGGCGCTGGATGTCTACCCAAGCAATGGCAAGGTCGACAAGTTCTACAAATGGCTGAAGCCCCGTTGGTGCGGCGGTTTTGGTGATGGCCGCAAGAGAGGCTTCATTCATATCGACACCAGGGATCAGGGCCATTTCACGTCACGCCCCGAAGTTCGCCCTGCTGCCCAGTGGGACTATTAGTCCCGTTGACGCCAGTCGTCTGTTTTCTCCTGGGAGAACCAGGAGGCAATTTCTTCTACTGAGTTAAATCCATCCACGATGTGATTGGACGGATCGGGGTCGCCAAGATCCATCTGATTCATAAAGTCGTCGAGACTTCCTTCGACCATGTCGGGATTTGCCGCAACACGCCGAGCCTTCCGAAGCATCTCTGCGGCACTTCGGTTGGCTTTAGCGAGCTTGTTAGCCCAAATCATGTCATCCAGTTGTACTTCCTGGCCGGATGCAATTCGTTGACAGATGAACTCAAGGCGAAGGCGATATTTAGTCGACAGCATGCCTTTTTCTGCAATCTAGGAGGAATTAACGACCTTGGCCGCGTGATTGTTTCCGCCCGTGATTTGGCCTGGAATTAGTTCCTTGCCCCTGGCGAGTCTTCTTGCGGGGAGTTTTACCTTTGAAGGCAGTCTTTTTGTAAAGCATCAGACGACTTTGATAGCCATTGCGCCGATGTTGAACTGCACGGTGTCACCTTGCTGAACGTCGACGTTTGAAGTCAAAGAGCCAGATGCCAGGAAGTTGCCGCCGGTCTGTGCGTCCCAAATCCCAAAGTGGGTCAGGTTTTGTCCATTGCTGTTCTGTGCATTAGTGGTGATCTGGACAACACCGGTATTGGTGATCTCGAAGCCACCACCAGATGCTGCGCCAACACCGCTGAATGCAGAACTTGCGACTTGAGTTCGATTGCTCGAGCCGGTAATAGTCGCTGAGACGTCGTTAGCGGTGCCCGCAGTACCAGGGTCCCCGGTATGAAGCGTCACGTACACATTCGACGGAGCTGATGGAAATGTTGTGCTCTTAACCCAGCTAAGGATTTTAGTAGCAAAATACTGCGAAAACGCCATGCTGCAGCCGTGTCTACATATCTATTTTGGCAACTCCAGCAGTAACTAATTCCTCACGGACCGTAACCGCCACCCGGAGTTGTAACTGTAAGCGTAGCGCTATTAGATGATGCTCCGGATGCAGTACCTGAGATCCGATATGTATGCTTGAGTCGTCCATGTGGAACCATGGTTCCAAGGATTGTGCCCTCCATAATTGTCAACGACAAGGTTGGAGATGCTGTACCACCCGCGCTACCACCGAGCAGCTTGATTTTGTCTTTTGGTGTGATTGTGGCTTCCGGTGTTCCGGTTCCTTCAATCGTGCCAAAGAGCTTGACCAGGGCCAAGCGCAGAGTCGGTGATGTAGTGCCACTTGCTGTCCCGAAGAGCTCGCGGGACCGTATGACCTGCAAGGTGATGCTGAAGGGGGCAGATTGCCACTGGCTGCTGGTGACTGTGAAGTAATAAACGCCCTTCGGAAGCTTTCGAAGAATTTCAAGCTCTGGAGTGTTGTGTACTTCGTTGATTTGTCCGAAACCTTCGCTGTCCAGGATCACCTGATGGCGATTGGTATCGAGTAGGCCAACAGCGATATCTTTGTCAGTTCTGCTGTTGACGAAGTTTTTGAATATGCGGACATCCGAAGGGTCGGTTGTCTCGACCTTGAAGTACAAGGTGTTGCGACCGGTCTCGGATCCGATGTCCCCCGTGAATACCTTGGTGAGATTTCTAACGGTGCCAAGGTCAGTGGCTGAGGTAAGCCCACTGTTTTTATTGTGCTCAGTACGAATGAATGATGGCGCCGAGCTGTTGCTGCCACCTTGAAGACTTTTGAGTCGCTGGATTTCGGGTGACTGCTGGAGTGTCATTAGCACTCATACATACGGCATTCGCTGGCATCAGGATTGGCATCGCAATACTCAAGAAACTTGCGACGCAAACCAGAAGGTTCGGCCTGTACTGAAGCCTTAGGCGGACAATGCCGCTCACAAGCTCCCGTACACTCTTTTTCGTCTGAGTTTGAATGACCCATATAATGTCCTGTGCCTTAAATATGCTATACAAAATTGCAATGCCAGGCGCCGCTGCACGTTGATCAGACGCACAGCGGATCACTTTCCAGTCCAAGGAAACTACAAAAACTTGGACTCCTGGGTAATACGCCCCTGACGTAGTTCTTCTTCGGGGCTACTCACATCTTAAATCGATATTTGCAAAGTTTGTTCTTCATGGACACATGAATGTGGGGGCGAATTTCGTTGATCAAGTCCTTGATTGCGTAGTGCTTGATGCACACCTCGAAGAATCGTTCTCCGTTCCCGTGGCAGGACGAGTCGAAGCCCATGTCAGTCAGCCATTCAGCAATGGTGACCAGTTCATCACCTTTGAACCTGCCGCTGATCTTTCCGTATTTGCCGACAAATCGTCCTTGATCAACCCAGAGAGCGGCGACACCCTGGATTCCGCACACATCGAGTGCTTCTCTCGTAATC